CCATTCCTGATCTGGTTCTGCGGTTAGTTTCTCGCTCATGGTGGTTAGTTTTACTTCAGCTTTGCGGCGTTTGCAATAGCTGAAGCGTTACCTTTTGCTTGTGACTTCCTTGCTGGTTTTTTAGGCGCAGATTGATTAGGTGTTGCGGTTGGTTTTTGAATGTCCGCAGAGGCTTTTTTGGGCCTGCTTCTAGCGGCTTTTTTTAACATGGCATTTTGCATTTCTACAGCCTGATCATAATCAGTAGTATAAATATCCGTTCTTGGCTGATACTCTCCCTCAAGGCTTGGATCAAGCACCATCATAACAACATCTGGTTCACCATTGTTGAACTTCTTAAAGGCGTTTTTATCCCAGCCATCCGGGGCAAATTCGTCATTCCAAGGAATTCTTGCCGCCTCCACAAAACCATGCGTTCCGTAAAACTCTGGAAGAATGGTATCAAATGCATCCAGTTTTTTTCCACCAGCGGAAATAGCCGCTTCCATAATGCTGCGCCCACTTCCCTTTTCCATTGAGAATACAGAAACAATATCACCATCAGGCTTGACCGCAAATCCAGACTTGCCCGAATCCGAAAGGAACAACTTCATTCCTTGGTAATCCTCTACCGGGTAAACATAAACTGCAGCACCGTGAGGTGACTCGTCTTTGCTTTGTTGGATGGTATCTGCGAACTTTTTCGCTGATACTTGGTCAGAGGGATCAAGCTCCAAGAACTTGACAACAGGAAGACCATTATTTCTAAATGTATTTGAAAGCTTCCTTCCCGGCTTCCACTCAGAAATGTACTTTACACCTAGATTCTTTTTGGCCTTTGGTTTTAGAACCCCTGTGTCGCCACTATCGACTCCGCTTCTTGTCTGGTAAGACCAGAGTGCCTTTTCATTGCCCGTCCGATTTCGTCTAACTCTTGAGACTGAGACATATTGTTTGAACTGTTGCTTTTGTTTGCCAGCAAACCCTCCAGCACTTTTCTGCTGCTGGTCTTCAGTTCTACTCCGTCCTTCATCTGAAGATTGTGTAATTGTTGCGCCGTCATTTTTTATTTTCTCTAATACTTCGTTTATTCTTTTTGATGGAACTCCGTTTTTACGAGCAACGCCAATTGCGGCGTTTGCGTAGTCTGGGGCCTCGTCATCTTCGTATCCGTCAGCATCTGACGAGTCAATTGCATCTTGATCTGCTTTAACCTTAGCGGTTTCATAAAGGCGTTTTTCAGCATACCACAGGACTGCCTGCAAGTCTGCCATCGTCAGGTCTTTATATTTTGGATCTGCCCTAAGTTCGTCAAGCATTAAACCGAAGATTTCTCGGATAAAGTTGCGTTCTGCTGGGTTTGCTGGGGCTTCTTTTTGCCCATCAAGGTATTTAGCTAGTCCATTTCCGGCCATTCGAAACTCCTCACCCATTGCGGTTGCATTCATTGCTTCTCGCAATTTTGGTTTCATGGATGCTTTTTGAATGGCAAAAGCAAGCTCTTCCGTAGTCATTTGGGATATATCTTTCCCAATAACTTTATCCATTAGAGATTTTTCGGAATCTGTCAATTGTGATTGGGTTTCCTCAAGCCTTGTTTTTGCGTTTTGCGTCAGTTCTGGATTCAACTCAACGAGCGTTCCAGTCCACCTTCCCCAAGTACGAACCAACCAACGATCCATAGTTAGAGCATCAAATAAACCATATAAATTTGAGAAGAATCCGTTGCCAATTTTTGGCCCAAGAATAGCTGATCCTCGAACTATAGTGTCTGAATGCTCTCCACCCGGTTTTACTTCTTTTTTATCTGTTTTTGATACAACTCCTAATCGCGCTATTTCACCAACAGTAAAATCAGTCTGCATGAATTGACGGGTGTTATCAATTCCCCACTCACCAATAAGTTGATTGAACAAATCGAGACTTTTGTTAATCGCTTTCTGTGCCTGACCAGCTTGAATGTTGGTAGGCATTTTCCCTGTATTGCGATATTCACGATACACTCGTTCTGCCAGCTCAAAGTTCTTGTCCACCTTGAGTCCGTTTGATGTTACAGCCAATGCCCAAGTAAATGCAAAGCGAGCGTTTTGATCTGTTGCGATTTCTGGGAACATTAGCGACATCACACCAAGGGCTTGCTTGGTTTTCTCGTCATACCAACCAATGGCATTTGGGTTCTGTTCTAGTGCAATTAGCGCATCTTTCAGTCCAACTCTTGCAAGATATTCAATTGATTCCAAGCTTCTCTCAGATAGCTTGACACCCGCTTTTTCTGCGGCATCAAGAACTCTGCGTTGAATCTCAAGTTTAAAGTCTCGCCCTTTTCTCCACGATTGTGAGTTTGCAACCTTGATTGCATTAGAAATTACCGATTGCTCGTCAACAGATTCAGGAACATCAACTCCAGTTGATTGAAGCTCTCCAGACTCACTTTCTTGCAATGCCTCGTCTGATGTCTTGGCAACTGGTACTGGTTCTGGCATGAAGCGGGTTTTCGCCTCTGGCTCCATCCACCCGATAGCATCTGCTGAATACGAGTCCAGCATCGCCTTGGATGTGATCGGGGTCAGCTTCTCATCCATCTCGTTGAGAGCAAACATCCGTTTGCCGTCTGCCCACAGACCTTGTGCCTCCTGCTTGTTGGCTACGGGGTTGATGTCTTCTGGGGAAACCTCTGGCATCTGGCGTTGCTCTGGCATCCGCACGGCACTCACTGCCTCGTAGCTGAATGGCATTGCTGGATACTCGTCTGGCGACATTGGAACTGCCTTGCTGACGCGATCTGCGCGGTAGGTGCGGTAGACATTGTCACGGCTTTTTACTCCATCCTCCAGCAGGATTGGGTTGAGAACTGCCTGCTCCTTTTGGTTGAGTAGACCGAACATCGTGTTAATGAACTTCTTACGCTCGTCTGCCTCGACCGCACCATACTTCTGCTTGAAGAATTCAATGCTGTCTACGCCTTGCTTGTGGTAGTCCATCATCGCCTGCGTGTCGCGCAAAATCAAATCCACATTGCCACCATACAGCTTCTTGCCGCGTCTGTCCTGTGAGCGTTTCTGGATGTTCTCATGCAGCTTTGTGACGGACATGAGTCCGAATAGCAGGTTTCCGTCCTTGGAGATGGTGACAGCTACTGGAACCGTGTCGCGGAGAGTAGCACCCTGCGGCTTGTAAACTACCTTCCCAGCCTTGTTGCGGGTAGTAGCAGGGAAGTTGATCATGACAACGCGATCTCCAGCACCCTTGCGGATCAGCTTGTTCATCTCTCGGATGATGCGCTTCTGCTCTTGGTTGTACTTGTTTTTAGCGAACATCTCGGTGAGTACATCGTTGGACAACCATCCGGGCTGGAATTGCCCCTCGTCGTCCACATGTGCCTCACCCTTTTCTGGGGCATAGTTCTCCGCCCTCTTCCTCTGCAAGATTTCCTTGGCAGTAAGCCCTGCAAGCGCACGCGAAAGCTCTGTAGCCCTATCCAGTGCCACAGGCTTGCCGTCCTTCATGATCGGCTTGTTGGCATCGTCCACCTGCACCAGCGGGTGAAGAAGCTCGGCATCAATGCTGTCAGATGGGTTTAGCAGGATCGGCGCACCAGAGTCTGGCTTGTCGCTCATGAGAGGGTCAAACTGCCCCGGAACAAGCCCTGCACTGCGCCTGTTCATGTCGCGGAACATCTTGTTGGTGATCGGGTCTCGCTTGACACCTTCTGCGTCTAGGATGCCGTTTCCAGTCACCCACGCACCATTCTTGTCGATCATCCCGCCGCTCTTGAAGTGGAGGTCTTTGAGGACTGGAATCCTCGGCAGGACGGTCTCAAGGATTGATCCAAGCTTGCGCCTAGCAGCACCACTAGAGGCAACCGCGCCAAGCTCACCACTTTCAGCCATTGCAGCGTACTGGTCAGCGTGCTTCTCGATGAAGTACTCCACCGCAATCTTGTCGAGCGGGTAAATGGCATCCCTTTCGGCGTTGGACATACCCTCGACACCAAGACGCTTGTAGTAACCATCGCGGAATGCCTCAAAATTAGGGTCTAGCTTTCCATCCCTAGAACGGAACAAACCACCAACCGTGTTGTTCTTGGTGTCACCTAGGAACAGGGCAGAGATGCCGGGTTCCATGTTGTTCTTGATGACCGTGTGGTGGAGCGTTTCATGTGCAACCAGTGCCTGAATCGGGTTGGTTGACTTCACATTGATAACTGCCGTGTTGGTGTTGGGGTCGTACCTACTAGCACCAGAGTCCTTAAAGGTGTAGTTGAGTGTTGGGTTGGCAATGGCGTAAGTAGAAATGGCCCTGCGAGTGCCAGCGGGAATTGCTTCAAACAACGCCTTCTGGCGGGTGTCGGTCAAGTTGCGCCTAAAGTTGAGTTCGTCACCAATGGAAAGCTCGCGCATGCGCTTCTTGGTTCCCATGAATGCGCCGCCAGCTGCGGCAAACGATCCTCCAATGACAAGCGATTCTGCTGCGGCTTGGTACATGGTCTCTGGACGCATGTCGGCACCATCAGACAGGTATTCAAACATCAAGTCCGTAGGTGCGGCTGCGGCAATACCACGACCAGTCCTGCGTAGCGTGTCGGAGGTGACACCACCCAAGTCTAGCATGTTGAATGTGTGTGCAAACCCACGACCCAATGAACCGGGCGCGGTATGTGCCGCTACACGCTTCCAGAATGGAATCTGACCACGCACATTCTCCATTTCCTTGCCGACATAACGAAATAGCTTTCCATAGTTGGACAGAACCTTGCCTGTCTTGAGTGCTGCCGCCCCTGCGCCAAGTGCGCCAATAATGGGGTTTCCAGCCAAACCAACAACCCCGGCTGCGCCAACGGCAGCGGTGTACATTTGATCTAGACCACGCTCTTGCAGGAAGTTTGTGACTGCCGTGTCGGTCTTTGAAATAGTGTCACCAACACGCTCCAAGGTTGCCCCAACCGCCTTTGCTGGCATAGCTCGCATCTGCCTACCAAGCTCCATCGTTTGCAGAACCTTCTGTGAGTAGGCTTCTGGAATTCTGGTAGCTAGGCTATTGCGTTTTGTAATCAGGTTATCAAGCTCGGATGTAATAGTTGGAAGCGTTGATCTAATTTGATTAGCTTCAGCAGTTACCCTATTTGCGATCTGTGATGCCTTTGCCGATCTTTCGAGTAGTGCTGGTTGAGTTTTTGCTCCTTCAGCAAAATTAGCAGCCATACGCTGCGCAAGATTGACTGTCGGCTCAACCTTTGCCAATGCCGCTCGACTTGCTTGAACAGCGGTATTGCCTTGAGCGATTGCAATATCCATTGCGGCAATGTTACCCATTGTCTTCTGGGCATTAAGCATTGTCCTAGAGGCAAGTGGCACTGCTCTTGATGCCTTTACGGCAAATGCAGCAGGAATGACATTGGTCGGATCACCAGCGATATTCGTAAACGCACCAACCCTTCCATACACCTTGTTGAATTCCTCGTCGCCAAGTTCTTGTTTTGCCGCTTCTGCTTTTTGAACTGCATTATCAATCCCCAAAACAGTTTCGCCAATCTCCCCAGCTTCCATGTTGGCTAGACGCTGGTCGGTCACCCACTGCTGGTAACGAGCCGCGACCAGAGCATCTTTCGAGTTTTTGATGTTAGCGTTAGCTTGATCAATTTCCTGTGGTTGAGGTCTTTGAATGCCAGTTATTTTCTCTAATGCACCATATAATGGCGACATAATCGACTCATCAATAAACTGCCTGTCGGAAGCGAGACCAACATCAATCAAATTTGATGTCTGAATAACATTTTTGTACATGTTTTCAGCTATGGATAATTCCGTAGCTTCTCCACGAGCCTTGAGATAGTCTGGTCTGGAGTCTTCCATGCCCAGCAATCCACCCCAAGTTCTGGAGTTGTATGCCAGACCCATTGCTTGCTGTTGAGCCAATTCCGCACCACCATAAACGGCATCTCCAGCAAACTTTGTAACATTGCTAAGAATTTCACCCGGTGTTGAACTGGATCGGATAACTCCATCCTCCCACAGAATGTCAAATTTCTCTTTGCTTCCGGGTTGCTGAAACCACTCTGGGTTTTCCATCTCCCCAATTGGAGTAAGATACGCCTGACCCTTTTCGTTAATGGTTCCATCATCGTTGAACATTCCAGACTGCTGGAGATTGTAAAACAACTGACCTCTTTCGGTTGGATTCCCATCTTGATCTACCAACCCTAATGCGCGCACGCTATTTGCGTTTAGCGGTTTAGAGAAAACTTCCAATGGTGATTTTGCGATTTCGCCAGCATCGTTTCGTAGCGAATCAACCTCCGCTCCGATTACATCAGTAACGGCTTGCTCGTATGGCGTGATGGACACCATATCCCTGTCAAATTGCGCGTCTGCTTGATTGGCGAAGTTTGATACAACTTGAGGCTGCTCCTGCGGAACAACCATGCTATCCCTCGCTGGCATCTCGGTGAGACTACCAACCTCTGGGACTGGCTGAGGCTCGTAAACATACTGCTCCAGTGGAGTCAGGTCACGGGCGATTGGGGCTTGAACAGGTTGGTTGTACGCCTCAACCAAAGTCTGTGGTTGCAGAACTTCTAGTTGCCCAAGAGTTCTTTGGACATCCTTTGCAAACAAATTAAGTCCGCTTTGGACTTTTTTGTTAAATTCTGGCTTTTCTTCTTCGGGTACATTGAATGCCATTACCTTAAAGGTGGTTTGTTATTTGAATTTATTGAAGAACGAATTGATTCCGCCAACTGTCTCTTCTTGTTTTTCTTCAGGTTTCTTTGGCTCAGTGTCAATTTGAATATCTGAACCAGTTGATTTTTTGTACTGATTCACCCTTTCCAAAATATCAGCCCTAAAAGATTTTGCAGCAGCCAATGCGGTATCATTTCGAGTACCAGCCCCAAGTGGAATTAAATACTTCTGTGCTGCGGCAACTTCACCCTCTCTTGCCACGGAGCTTGGGTCAACAGTCTTTGCATATGCAATTGCCATTTGATATGGAAGCTGCCCAAGTTTGGCAGACCCCTCTGAAGATGCAATTTCAAATGTTCCATACTGTGTGATTGCGTTAGTCAATTGATCTGTAAATCGCAATGCTGCAGATGCATTCTGCTCGAATGTAACATCAGCTTGGGTTTTCTTTGGCGTTTTGTCTTCTTCCTTTTTCTCAAGAATAGGAAGCGATGATTTAGCAATTTCCCTAGCCTTATCTGGGTCTACTTGAGCAAGTGCTGTAATGGATTGTACCAGAGATGGATCAAATTGATTCCCACTTTCAGCAGATTTTTTGGCAAGTTGATTTAATTCCGCAATAGTCGCAGCGGTGGTAGCTTCCTTTTTAGCTGTGTCTGATACTGTGGTGTCTTGTGGTCTGGTTGCGCCTTCACCCTTAATGTTTGATCCGTAAAATTCAGCAATTGCTTCAAAATCATTGCCCATTGTTTCAAAGGCTTTGTTTTGAATTTTGCCCATCAATCCCTGCTCGAAAACATCTGCTTCCGCATTAAATCCTCTAGCCCTTAATAGTGCGATGCGTTGCTGGGCATTTCCAATTTTCTCTTTAGCTTTTGGCCCAGCCTTTGGGACAACCTGTGTGAATGTTTCAAGAAGATTCATAATTATTCAAGGGGGTTAAATCCTCCGTTGCTAGATGCGGTAGGTTTTGCTCCGCCACCACCGCCGCCACCTTGAGATGCCGCGAACTTCTGCTGGCGAAGTCCCATCATTGCGTTTTGGTTGATTAGGCTTTGCACCTCAAAACCAGTCTTCATCGTACTGAATAATGACTCCGCTGCGGAAATTCGTTGAGATAATGGTATCTCTTGGTCATCAAGGGTAGCTTTAAGTTGTCCAATCCCCGGAACGAGGTCTGGTGCTTTAGCTTCCAGCAATCCAGCGATACGGCTTGCCGTATCAACAGACTTAGCCTTTTCCTTTTGTTGCTTGTAGTAATCTCCAACTTGAGTTATCCCTTTTGCAATCCCTTGCCCAAGGTTCTGCATCCCCTGTGCTTGGATCTCCGCAGCTTTTGTGAAGCCAGAGTAATCCTGCACAAACATCCGTGGGTCTATGCCCTCGCCAAGTCGTTGTCCTAATTGCATGTTGTTAGTCTTTCATGAAAGATGGAATACTTTGGTCAAACCATAGTACTCGTTGTGAAATGTTTTCAATTGTGCAGTCCAGCTTTGGGCAATGCGCAAATTTAGGGGCCGACTCCCTACGGTCAATACAAGCAGTACAGGCATGAACATAGTCACAATTATGTGTTCGGTCAACCTTCTCTGACCACTTGCCATTTACCTTTTCATATCGGCTAGTTTGAATTGGCACATTGTTTTCCTCGCAGTATTTGAACACGTCATCGTGCGTCCAGTTTTTCATTGGGTAGAACGCATTGCACTGTCCGGGGTTAATACGCACATCTACGCGCACTCCAGCATCCCCCCCGTAGATTGGGTCAGAGTCGCAGAGTTTGTGGCCAACCAGCATCCCATCCCATCCTGCGATAATGCCGGGGTTCTTTGGGCGGTTATAAATATCCATAGCGCACACCCACGGTTTGCCTTCCTCAATTGGCGTAATGCCAGTAGGGCAAGTCATGTCAGTGTTGTCAAAGATATACTTGTTCTGCACCTCAAACTCGTCGTCAGTTTGCTGGAATGAAGAGAATGTTGGATGCCATGTATAGACCTCAAGACCCCATTCCTCAATTATGCGATTCTGAAATGCGTATTTGCTTGGTTGCCATTGTTCGCGGTAGAATACAACTGGAACCTTTACCCCAACTTTTTTGAACACAAGGTCAAGAAGTGCCATGCTATCCTTTCCACCGCTCCAAGCAAGGCACGGTTTCTTGGAGACACTTAGGCATGTCTCGATATTCTTAATGGCTGATTGTACTTTGTTAAACATTAGATTGCAATAATAGAAGCACCAGCAATAGCCCCACCTGCCCCCATCATAGCGGCATTCCGAGTAGCACTTGACTGCGCGTTAGCTGATTGCGCTCCAAGGATATTCTGCCTGTTAGCCGCACCAAGGTTGAGGAACGCATCTGGCGAGAATAGCTGTGGCCCAACTTGTTGAGCGGATACTGGAGCCCCACCAAGCAACCCAAGTCCGGGGCTATAGAAATTCTGACCAAGGTTGTATGCTTGAGTGCCAAGTGAGGACGCTTGGCTAAGCAACCCAGACTGACGGGCTAGGCGTTGGTTTTCGATGTCTTGTGATAGCCCTGCAAGACCCATAGCACCTTGTTGCGCGATACCACCATATTGTGCGGCCTCGGCTCGGCGTTGAGCAAGGGCTTGCTCCCTGTTCATTACCTCTGCGGAAATTGCTGCATTGCCACCAATCCGTCCAGACGCTGCCGAGGCTTCTCTGGCTGCCTGCTGTGATGAGCGGAGTTGCTCTGGGGAAAGGCGACCAGACCTTCCATATGCCTCTTGCGCTGCTTGAGTCTGAAGCGCAGACAAGCCGCCATATTGCTCCATCGCTTTTTGGGCAATCGGTGTAGCAGTATCTTGATACCCAGCCTGCATTTGACGAGCTTGCTCAGCAAGTCCACCCGCCGCCTGAACCTCACGGGATTGTTCTGGAGAAAGCGATTGGAGCAGCCCACGAACTGTTCCTACATTGCGACCCATGCCAGCAAACTCAAGAGAGCGAGCGAGATCCATCTGCTCTTGATTGAGGCGAGTGAACTGAGGACGGTACTGCTGTTCAAACGCAAGAATGCTCGGTAGCGATTGCTGATAGGCAGTCAATCCAGCACGAATGTCAGCATCGTAATCAACCTTTGGTGGGGCTACTGCTTTTGGTTTCTTTCCCATATGCGTGTTATTTAAGTTTGTTGTAAAATTCGTGCATGTCGTAGCACCTTAACCTATGGGAGTTCTTGAAGTCCCGCTGAAATGCAATGTATTGGAAGTCGTCCACAAACTTGCGTAGTGCCTTTTCCATGTTTCCCGTGCAGATTGTGACAAACAATGTGTCAGAGTGTTCAAACAAGCAGGGTGTTTCTGGTGACTCAGAATCAGAGAAATAGCACATGGAGAAAGAATCGTGATCACAAACAACAATGCCATGACACAAGTGCCATGTGAGAAGTTGTTGGAAATCAATATCATTTTCTTCATAAAGTGCTATCGTTGATTCTAGTGGGGTCATTAAATCTTAATGCAGTAAAGCATTGCAATGTTTTTTGGGCGGGTTTCCGTACCGCCTGTTGCTCCAGTAGTATTTTCTTGGTTAGCGAAGAAGTATTGGTTAGCACCTCCACCTACGGCTAGTGAAGAATAAGGATAAAACGCTGAGAAGTATGAGTGATTATGGCTCTTGATCTCGTCGGCTTGTTTTACACCAAATGTATCAGATACAGTTCCGTCACCATTGGCTCCATTTTGACCAGCAACACCCACACCGCGAACAAAATAGCCACGCAAGTCCGGCAGTTGAAATGTAGTACTGCCATCACCGGCTCCATATGTGGTTCCAATTGCAGTAAAAAGATTGGCATATGTTGTTCTGCTTACAACTGACCCATTAGCACCCAACCATCCTGTCGGCGCACCATTCATGGCAAATGCCATAATAGCACCAGCAGGAAGAAGCATATTAGATGCTTTAGCTTGGGTTACTGCTCCATCTGCGAGCGCATTTGTTGTAACAGCGCCAGAAGCAAGTTCATTAGAGGTAATCCCGCCAGCATTTACGGCGAGTTTTCCCGGAGACACCACTTGCAAGGTGGTTCCTTGGATTGCGTCACCAGTAAATGTCGTTTCATCAATGATATTATTCATCTTAGCACTGGTAATTGTGTCAGTGCTTGTAAATGTGTAGGTTGTATTTACAACTCCCATATTATTTTTGTGATAGAATTTGTCTGTTAGTGATGGAACCCGCCACTTGAATAGAGTGGATCTTAGGTGAACCGATAGTCCTTGTCAATGTGATAGTCCCAGTATAGCCACGCTGACCACCAAGTCTGCATCGGATGCTTGCGGTTTCAGCCTCGCCAGATGTGCTAGGTGATAGAATCTGACCACCAAGGAATGTGGTGGTGGTTCCTATGCTTTCTGCGGAATCTGGGTCTTCAGTAGCAAACGCAATGTCATACTCGCCAGTTTCCCCAGACAAGTTCTGCATTTGAACCTGTGCGTCCGTGAACCTCTTGCGCTCAAGGGTTTTGAAGTCGTACCCACGGCTAGTCACATACGAGTTGATTGTGGGGGTGACCACATCTGTGCTTTCATTCGTTACGCTCAAGCGGTCTACTGAGGAGTCGGCAGCGTCAATCTGGTGCAAGCCACCATTTGCGCTAACGGCATACAGGTTATTCCGCACCCCAGCACTTGCCGTGATGAAGTTCTTAATTAGAAACCTAGAATCTCCATAGGTATCCAGCGATTCCCACCCCTTGTTCAAGAAGTTGTAGATCAGAACCGCGTTATTTCCACGGGCATCATTACCTCCAGCTACAGAATCCAACGGGACTGCGATGTAATAGCGGTTGTTGAAGTAAACTGCTACCGATTTGTCAGCAAGGTTCTTGTTGATGCGGTCGATGTACGGCTGGATGTTCTTGGAAAGCGGTTCCTCCGTGCCACGAAGGTTGTAATCGTTGAGGAAGGTCAGCCCGTAAATGCCCTCGTCGGCCAAAAACAACATATTGTTAGCCTGCATGACCACCGTCTTGCGAGCCAAGCAACCAACCTCGCCAGTAAGCTCCTTAACCACGGTATCAGACAGGCTTCCTTGGGTCTGGGCCACAAGGTGAATGCTATTGCGGTTCAATACCACCAAGGAATCGTCGTAGAACCCGTGCATCGCTACCACATAGTCGGCAGTACCTCCAGTAATACGGAACTGATTCTCGATCTGGTCGAAGGTCGTAGTGTCCAGCAGGTCAGAAACCGCAATCTCGTCGGAAATCTTCCTACTGGTGTAGACTGGTGCGCTAAAAGTGCCAGATTGGGAGTAGTAGAACGGAACGAACAACCTGCGCTGGAAGTAGGTGGCCCAAGGCGCACCGGGCTGGTGCATAAACCCACCTCCTTCTGTGAACCTGCCGCCAAACTCAACCTGACCAGTGCTGCCACTAGCCGATATGTTGGCGACTGGCGCAAGGAACTGGATGTTGGTTGTGCTCGCTGATGTTACTTGGAATTGTTTACCAACAATCGCGGTAAACTCTGGGATAGTTGTCTCGTAAATCACAACTACATCACCAGCAAAAATCGTTAAGTTGCCTGTAATCGTCAAGGAAACCAAACCGCTTGATACTGTAACATGGGTTCCACTAGAAACAAATGTTTGTGGCTGGGTGTAAGCACCACCGGGGGACAGGGTAAACCCATCAGTCATGGTGGCTACCGTGGTTACAAATGTGGTGCTAGTGGAGATCCCAGATGCCACAAAGGTAAATGAGTCTTGGTCGACGATTGTTGCCACCGTGAATGTTCCATTAGGAGGAGTGCCACTAGTAAGCCCAGCGATAACCACGGATGACCCAGCCGTAAGTCCGTGTTCACGAACTCTCATTGTCACCACGGTATTTGGACTAGCGGTCGCGTTGGAGGACGCAGAAAGAATAGCCCTGCCATTGGGGTACCACTCAAGAGCTTGTTGCCCATCCCGCATGATCATCACCTTGTCAAAGCACTGCAACATATCGCAGTTGCTCCCAACTGTGGAACCCACGGGATACGGGATAGTTGTTGCCGTGTAGGGCGTAGTGGAAAGGTCGATCTTCTTCGCCAGAGTCTCCAGCGCAACAATGATGTATTCCTTGTTGGACTCGTTAGGGTCAGAGAACATGCAGGATGCCAACACATCGCTGGCGGCTGCATCGTTAATGTCGATCTGTGTAATCCTTGGAGTCGCCCCTAGTGCCACGGCAGTCACGCCAGTAACAGGAAAGGTCAATGTGTTTATGGTAGCCGCAGTCACAGCCTTAACCCCATTGTTATCCGTGCCAGTAAAGGTAATGCCGCTAACCGTAAGGTTGCCAGCCACCCCAATAGCCAACCCATGTCCAGCCACGGTAATCGTTACCACATTCGCGGTATACGACACAGCGGTGATTGCTCTAAAATTCTGGGTTATGTTCCCAGCGGTCGTGCTAGCGGTGGTAGTGTAAGCTCCATCAGCACCAGCAAGCGTGTATGTGAATGTGTTTGTGGCTACCCCGGCAATAACGAATGTCCCATTTGGATTGGAGCCAGTAGTGTATCCAACGCCAGAAATGTACACGGAATCACCATTGGTAAACCCGTGAGAGTTAGCCGTAACCGTGATTGTCGTACCAGAACGAGTAACGCTGGTGATGGTCTTTTCAACCACAAGCACATGGAACGGAAGGTTCAACGGAGTGCCTCCAGTAGTCAGCACAGGGCTAACAGACACCACGCTCTTGCGCGGCCTCCAGAAGCCCTCCATGCGACCGTTAAGGCTTTCCCTTACCTCGCCCGCCTCCAACTGGTTAAGCTGCAATCTCTGGTTTACGGCAAAGAAACCACGATCACCATCGGCGGCAATCGAGTCGTCCAGCCCACCAGTAGACCGAAATTGCGACATTACGCAAAGTAGACAATAACAACGCCAGAGGTGAGAACGACTTGGCTGAAGTTGCCACCGATACCCAGACCCGCAGGGAGGGTGATCGTCTGCAACCTAGACGCACCAGTGACGTTGCCAGAGGCACTCGCCACGGTCGCTAGCACAGCGTCATTCACAACCTGAATCCAGCGGATGTTGCCAGTATAGGTGGTGGCAGCGGTCGAAAGAACAATGCTTCCACCTTGGCCTTGGAGGTCGTATGCGACAGGAGAGGACATGAATTAAATAAGGTTAAAACCTGCGCCTTGCAGGCATATCTCCAAATGCGGAGGGAATTACCATGCGTCAAGGGGGAACTTGTGGGTGTCATTGACCCCCCATTCACCCCACATTGTGATAGAGAAGATTGAGACGAAGTGGAATTGACACGCCGGGCATGAGCCACTACCATCCGGCCAACAACACCTCCCACGCCTCTCTGCGAAGCGCACCAAGGGAGGTTTCTTTTTATCCTGTGTAGCTCAGCGGCAGAGCAAGCGACTGTTAATCGCTAGGTCGTTGGTTCGAACCCAACCGCAGGAGCCATAAGTCCAGCGTAAGTAAAGTGCCACCCACGGGTTCGCGTGCCGAGGACTAATTGCTCTTGCAGAGGCGCGGGGTGGTAAATGCAAATTGCGAGGGGAAGTCCAACTTGGCAAGTTCCCAGTCGGTAACATTTGGTGGGAATGGATGGAATTGGAGGGGGAATGTGCGTGAGCGGGAATAGGCCCTTTGTACAATTTTTGAAGGGGGGGTTAATCGTCCCCGCTTTTTTTTGTCGTCGGAAATTTCGACCCCCTCCCCCCTACTACTTGTAACAATGTGTATAATGCGGAGTCCTGTTCCACGGGAATCGTCAGCATCTATCGGTGTTCCACGGGATTTGGTGGGGTCGTGACCATCTTCCTGACCTTGGGTAAATGGTGCGGCACTAGATGTGGTGGTGGTGACCCGGCCTCGCGTGCGTGTTTGCGATTCTCTGCGAGAAAGTGGGAACGATTCCCCATGCAAATCCCGCCATTTTCCTAGGATTCTCCCCATGTTCCCGAAGCAGATTTCGGTGACATCCCTAGCAGTCATCGCCAACATCAACGCAACTTCGCACCAGAATGCCCTGTACGCTCTTGACCCTATCATATGGAGTCAACACCCACAAGAAAGCCCCAGACGCTGTGTGAGCGATTCTGGGGCAATCTAGGGGGTATCTGGCGCGGTTTGGTGGAAGATGTTGGCTGTAGGGGTTAGACGAACTCTTGATACTGCCCATTCAGTCGCAGTGGCAGCACCACATCTCGCCTGCCATTTCTGAGCTTGCCCACCTTCAATCCATCCTCGGCGATGAACAGGAGAGCGTCAGCGTCCTGCTCGATAGCTCTGGATTCGCGCACTTGATTGTTGTCGTTCAACTGCGAGGCTGAGATGACTGGGCATTGCAGGTGCTTGGCTAGCTGCTTCAACCCTCCAGAGACTCTGGCAACTTCTTCCTCGCGTGATTCCCTGCTTGAGCGTGAGCCACGGATGAGTTGTAGGTAGTCGACCACGACGAGATCCAGACTGCCGTGCAGGTCACGGATGCGTTCAGCCTCTGCCGCGATGCTGTCTATGCTCTGGTTGGAGCTGGAGTCGATCCAGAGTGGAGCCGCGGATATCTGAGCCACACCCGTCTGGATCTTCTGAAGCTCGTGCTTGGCTGCTGACCGCGGTTGCGTGATCGACCCGTAGTCCGTGTGGGTCATGGTGCTAATCAAGCGTCCGATCACCTCATGCGTCATCATTTCAAGGCTGTGGATTGCGACTGGTCTTTGGTCGCTGATGAACTTGCTGGCGATCTGGAGCATGAGGACGCTCTTCCCTCGGCTAGGCTTGCCTGCAATGACCCAGAACTCACCGGGGCGCATGCCACCGCAAATCTCATCCAACTCTGCGATGCCCGTGGACATGCCCGGCAGCCCACCTGAGTTGTAGTCCCTCAGCATATTCTCGATGAACGCCTTGGATGCCTTGTCAGAGTCGATTGACCGCTGCTTCCCGCTCACCACCTGCTGGAGGCTTTGGAGCGTGGTACGGAACGAGGCAATGGCTCCTGCTGCATCATCCGCGGTTGCGATCTCCCGTGCCGCGGATTGTGCCATCCTGCGTGCTTGGTATTCTTTGAGCGTAGAGACCCACTGCGTCCATCCCGCGGGAGTCGGGGCATAATTGTAGCACTCGACCACCTGCGAGGCTCCACCGATCCTGTCCAGTGTGCCGCTCTCGGTGAGGTGTTGGACAACCGCGATGAGGTCGTACTGGTTATTGTCGGAAGCTGGAAGCTCACGGCATGCCGTCCAGAGGGTCTTGGTGTCTGGATGATGGAATGCATCGCTTGTGATTCCATCTGCGGCTGCACGCTTGAGAAGCGTAGCGTCCTTGAGGATGGATGAGATGACTGCCTTCTCAGAAGTGTGTGCGGAGGGGATTGTGATTGGTTCTTCGTTCATGGTTCTGGTTCAGATTCCGAACTGGTCGGAGGTTTGTGGTTTGGTGGTTTGCTTGTCACGGGCTTGCCATGTCCTGACTGCTGCCTTCCAGCACTTCATGGGAGCCTTGCCCACAACCCAACCTTTAGACTCGTAGTAGTCAATAAATTGTTGGGCCTTGAGAAACTTTGGGGCGAGGCTTGAGCCGTAGGCTAGGACATCCGCCACGGATGGTTTCTGGAATCGCTTCTGATTGTTTGTTGTCCCTATATGTTCTATTGACGGTTCTTTAGTAAGGGCAAGTGCCAACTTGGCACTTCTAGAGGTGTCAGATTGGCACTTCTCAACTTCCAGAGGTGCCAGCTTGGCACTTGTAGAAGTGTCAGCTTGGCACTTGTGGATCTTGTAAATGACCTCGTTGCGACCACGATTGCGCTCAATTAACTTGTCCTCCTCCAGTTGGTTCAATGCCCTAAAAACACCCCGTCGAGACAACCCTGTTTCTGAGGCGATTGTGTCGATGTGAGGCCAAGCAATGCCATCGTCGTTGGCGTTGTCTGCGAGCTTCAGCAAGACCAGTTTCGCCTTGTAATCGGCCACGGGTGTTTTCCATGCCTGTGAAATCATGTGGATGCTCATTCCTGCTCGAAATTGTCTTGGATAAATGTGATGAAATGTTCTATCGCCCGGCTGCGTGACTTCTCTCCTCGGAAGTGCTGCCTCTGGAGGTGTGCGAGTATTTCCCACGCCTCTGGTGACATGGTGATACTGCGAGCGATGCGGTGCTTGCCTTCTGGGAGTGGCTTACGACCACGCTTACTTTGGTTCTGACTCATTGATTTGTTCCTTGATGTCTTGTATGGCTAGTTCAAGCAGGTCTAGTTCCTGCGTGAGTCTCGGTGTTGATCCCAGCTTCTCCCGCTTGAGTCGGCGCATGTATGCCTCCTTGAGTGCGGTTAGGATTAGTCCTATAGCTGTTATTGGTTGGTCGGTCATGGCATTTGTGGCAACTGGGCGACGAGCGGAATTCGGAAAGTGCTTTCGGGAGTCCGCAGGTCGCGCATATGCGCCAGTGTATTTTGGTCATTGGTATGTTGGTGAGTCATTGTCATGGTCTGCGCTTTCGAAAGGTTCAAGGTCAAAAGGCCAATTGGAGATGCGGTACGAGCTATCGAACTTCATCTGTTTGACCAACTTTCCAATCTCATCAAGTTGCGCCTGCAAGCTCATGTTCTCGACGATCAGCACATTCTCCCTCTGCTGTGTCTCACGCAGGATGCGGCACAGGCTTGTGACTCGGATATGCTCTGACGCTGGTCGTCCGCAGCACCCGCACTCGTAGTCCGTAGGTGTCACCCAGTCCTGAAGGCAGGTTGGGCATTCGTTGTGTTCTGTGTTCATATGCCGTGATCTTCTAAAAACTCATGGTTGAACAGGCTCTCAACAATGTCCGGGTGCCACGACATGTAGGTCATGAGCGTGCGGAGGATGGTGACGATCTCGTCAATGGGAGCGTCCCGTGAGAATACGAATTCCATTCGTGAGCCTTCGTTGAGGATCTCAATCTTTATTTTTCGGTCGTATTGCATGTTGGTGTTGGTTGTGGCTTGTTCTTGCGGAAGATGTCCTCGTAGTTCTGCCCGTACACCTCGGCGTTGACCGGGCGCGGGGAGTCACCCTTTCCTGCGCTCATGCTGCACCTCCTTTGTACTGGAGGTGGCACCAGATGAGCCCAACCCACCATGCGATGGCGAGTACGATGATGGCGATGCGATCCCAGCGGACATAGCGGCGGGGTGGGCAGATAATTGGTAGTGGTAATTTCATGGTTAGTAGCTGTGTGTGAATTCTGCGAGGAGTATTGCGGCCTGCACAAAGCCCCATCCTAGGGCTGCACAGGCGAGGGTTTGGGCGATGAGGATTAGTGCTTTCATTAGTGGTGGACTTCAACTCCTTTCTTCTCCAATGCGGTCAATACAGCATCCTCGATTGCCATGCGGTTTACGCTGGTGGAATGCAGCCTGAGTACTGCCATGCTCATGTATGACACAATCGCATACACCACGACATCTGTGCTGCTTTCGATTCCATCAAATGCGGCGAGGGTTAAGTTAACAACTTTGTTTTCGTATTTGTTCATGTTGGTTGGTTCTGGTTGGGGGTTAGGCAATAGCTGGGATAGGAAGCCACTTGCGTTGTTCGTTAGATGCTTCTTGTTCATCGCTTGCTTGTCTTGCTTTGCGGAAATCAATCAAGCGTTGAGCAAGTTCTGGGCGTAACTGCAATTCGCATTTGATATTGTAGTGGGCTTGTGAACGAACACGCTCAAGTGTGTTGTCCATATTCAATCGTGAATCGTTGATGGACGACAGGATGTCATATTTACTATGCTCGATTTGCGAGCGGAGCGTTGCTGGTTCGTTGCCTCGCTCAAGCACTTGGATGTATCGATTGCAGACGATGCGTGCCTCTCTGTTAATTTTGGTAGCGATGGAGTTCATTGGTTGGTTCTGGTTGGGTGTCGCTCGCGGCGACGAGAAGACATTCCCACACATGTGGAATAAACTCAACAGAAAAATGCAGAATTACTGAAAATAATTCCAGAATCCTCTGCAACCCGCTTAAACACTAGGTTTTTTCTACTCCAACTCGTCGTCCAGACCGGGGTAATCGGGCAATTTCGATGGTTCTGGGACGGGTTCGTGGGCAAAACCACGCTCGTCGATGATCAGTGCCTTGGCTAGGATGGCGTAGTTGACCAGATCCAAGCACGCATCTTCCGCAGACTCGTTAGGAACCGAAAGCTTGCCGTCATTCGCAAACGAACGCAGCCGTTGTAGCTTGTCCTGCATGCGTAGCAGTAGCCCGGTGATAGGGTGTAGGCCTAGTGACTCTGATGCTTTGAAGTTAGCAAGCGCATCGTGTGCATGCTCACCTCCAGAGTAGTCGTTATTCTTTACATCCATTATCGCCAACGCTTGTCGGCATGTCTCGTTGTGTACTTTCAGTAGTGCTGTTTTGTTCATATCTTTTGTTCCATGTTTTGTAGTTATTCTCGTCGGCGTAGAAAGGGTCATTCTTCATCAGCCACCGCTCACATGCGCGGCGCACATCCAAGAACATCTCCCGTGGGAGACCATCTTGAGCTAGTGTTGGGTTTCTGACGAACCTAGGCATGCGTGTTGTCGTTAGGTGGCATTAACCATAATGCAGCCACCATTGCAATCACCAAAAAGTATGTGATGTCGTTATGCATTGATCAGTCGGTGTTTGATTCGGGACATATGTTCGCATGCGTCAACAAACTCTCCTGCGTCCTGCCTGTTTGTGAGTGCTGCTAGATCATCCTCTAGGCAGTCCAAGCAAACCCTTCCACCTCTCGCTGCCCTCTCGCACCCGTCACGCTCGCAGGTGCTGTAGGTGCTTGGCCAAAGCGGGAACTGGTATTGAATGTCGTAGATAAGTTGATCAATGGTTTTCATAGTCCTCGCATTCTATTCCTTTCCTGCTCGATAAGTTGTTTCCATGCCGTCACTTGGAAGTTTTCACCTGCCTGCTCTCTCCAGCGTTCAGCCTCGGCCTTCCAGAGGTCTCGTTGCTCTATCACGGACTCAAGCGTGGTTTGCGAAACTTTGAGTAGGTTTTCCAAGTATTCAATCCTGTCGGTCGCTGTCATTTGGTCGATTATCATGATAGGTCTAGTACTTTGAGTTCGTAGCGGTTGGTCTTCTCGTTCTTCTTCCAGCCGTGGATCAGCACCTTCCACCCAGCCCGGCGGAGGCAGTCAAGGTAAGGTGACTCTGACATCTTCTTTGCCCTAGCTGACACATTGTTCCAGCTGGTGGTCTGGACAGCAATGGTCTCGCTGCCAGCGCATGCCAGTACATCCACGAAGCCGAAGAGATCCTTGCGGCGGCGGGAGAACTGACACCAATGCTCGACGACCTGCACGCAGTCTGTGGCTTTGCGTAGCTCCTTCAGGGTTAGCTGTGTGGGGGAGGTTTTCATGACTTGAGTCTGTTGAGGACGAACTTGGCCTTCTCGCGGAACGATGCGTCCTGCCGGGTAAGCGCGTCTGCCCTCTGCTTCGCGGAGATGATCGTCGTATGGTTTTTCCTCTGGAAGATGCGTGCGGTCTCTGCCAGCGTGTGATGCTCGCTCACCAGTGCCATAGCAAGCGTCCTAGCCTGTGAGGGTGTCGGCTGCTTGTCGTAGGCGAATATCTGGCTGGGGTGTACGCCAAACACCTCTGCGACAGCAGAGATAGTCCTGCTGGCTTTGTTGCGAGACATGCGGCGATCTAGCTCGGCGCACAGCTCGTCGGTCGTGAGGTCATTTACATGTGTTACGGTCATTAAAAGGGTTGCCCTGCATGGAACCCGTGGGCAACGGGTAGAACCTACCTCCATGCTGGTAGAATGGTCAGGCATGGTTGGCTACTGCGTCAATGGCAGAGCAGCGGACGATGACTCCGTTGCCCCTAGCCGGGGCGAACTTGTCAACGCGATGCTCTAGGTTTCGAAGGTAAAAAACCTCCCTAGCGTTAGCGGGAATGACCCGGTAGAAGTCACCCTTGATTTGCGTCGAATTAAAGACAGGCGTTCCGTACCTCAAATCCTTCTCTTCTCGGATGATATCAGGGTTTTTGACTTTGGTTTTTGCGCCAAAATTTAGTGTTCGTTTGATGAATTGCATGGAAAGTAGTTTGCCCTGTGGTGAACCCTCGGAGCCAAGGGGCATGAAGCGCATGTCACCACTCATGCATGGGAATCAGAAGGGGATCTCGTCGGTCTCTTCTGTTGACGCAGGTTTAGCCGCAGCCTTGTCGTCAATCTTGAGCGAGATGAACTTGCCGCTCTTGCCCTCGCGGAGCCAGCCAGCCAGTTGATACTCCTTGCCGTCAATGTCGATCTTGCCCTTGTAGGCTGGACGCTTAGGGTTGTCACCCACATCGTTTTTGAACAGAATGCCCGTATTTGTGTTGTCGTAGTTACTCATGGTTACTTTTGTTTTAATGCCCATTTTGGGGGGGAGATTGTTTGTAGCCCGTCAATTGCTGGCGGGAATGTTTTCGTCTGCACGCACTGGTTCCACTTGGCTAGTGCCTGCATGTAACCCTCGCGGCCAAGCTTGATAAAATCCTCGTCGAGCAGGACGGTTGCCATCTCGAAAGGACGGTCAACTGCCATGAACACGATGATGAACTCGTTGCGTTTTTCGCCAGTGGCGATCTCCCACAAATCGCAATACAATGAAGCTTGCCAGTGGTAGCCACGATTGATGATTAGCGATGTGAGTTGATCCAAGCTTTCAATGCTCTGAGTTGTTTTCAGGTCGATCAGCGACGAACCCTCGGATGGAACTAGGTCGATCATACACTTGCAGGGGGTGCCAAACACCTCGGCAAACACCGCGACCTCGGTCTGGTAGTCTGGCAAGTGTTCAATTGCAGGATTTTTCCTAAACGCATACCCGGCACTTTCGGCTCGGATGTACTCGTCTGCGGTTATGACCTGAATGCCCGTCAGCGAATCCCTCCACTCCCTAGCCTCCTTGGTGCGGAAGTCAGAGTAGGGTGAGACGATGTACTCGGTCTCCAGCTTGTGAGGCTCCAAGCATGCCGTGTGGTACAGCGTGCCAGTCCGCATGGCGGGGGTGCTTTCCTTGTCGCGGCTCTTATTGTACCACCTGTAGGGACTCTGATTGAAGTCCCAGAGCAGGGACTTGGATACCGGGCCTGATAGGTCTCTGGGGGTAGCTGTGCGGGTGTAGTATTCCTCGCCTAGTCCTTGGATGATCTTGCTCATGCCGCACCTCCCTTCTGGATCTTCTTGGCCTTGGCATCCAAGCTTGCGTTAGCCTTGACCAGCACGGGCTTGGTCAGCTCGCTGAGGGACTTGACCGCGAGGTACTTGAGGAAGGCTTCCTCGTCCACGCCAAGCCCCTCCATGCGCTCCTTGAGGCTGGAGATGTCCTCCTTGGTCGCTGCAGCAGCAGGCTTGCTGTGTGAGGCTGCCTGCCCGTCATCATCCTCCTGCGCGATGCCAGTCATGGCTGCGAGGGCGTAGCGGCGAAGGTAGGTGGTGCTAGCTCCAACGCCCTGTGCGTCTGCTTTAGCTGGGACACACGATGCGGTGGAGCTAATGTGGCCACCCTCGGCGTGGAGGATGGTTGTGGTGACGCTGACAAGCGATCCATCGTAAGCAGTGCTTTGGATGATAGACAAGCCATTGGCGGCAAACACAGGTCTCACCGTGTTCAACACTTCAGCGAGGTCTGCGTAGCGGTTCTTGAAGTGCGGATTCACGCTACCCTTGGTTGCGTTCTCGACTTCACTCTGTGCTTTGGATAGGGCTTTCTGTAGCCCTGCGGTTGTATGTTCTAGGTTCATTGTTTTGGACGGGTGGTTTAGCCCGTTGCGTGAATGTTGCCACATGTGTACACCCGGTCAATATCTTTTTTTGCGCGTGATATAACCCTCTGCGTTCCAATGTCTTACGACCTGCTTTGGCTGCCAGTCTGGGAGCATGGAGCGTGGATGAGTGTCGGCACAGGTCTTGCAGGTGATGTATGTCACGCCCGGATCGTATCGCAATTCGACTTCAGATTTCTTGTGGCACGAACACTTGCGCATGAGGCGGCGTGCCTCGTCGAACTCGTAGTCCTCGTCGGTCATCTGCTTCGTTCCGCCCATATCAACCCTGCGTTAGCTGCGGCGTAAGATAGATAAACTAACGCCCAAGGGGCATCCCCCTTGAGCGCATAGCTTGTCCCAGCCGCAGTGTATAGCACCATCGCGGCTAGGACGATGACCTGCTCAAATGCCATCAAACGATGCTGTAAAAGAAGTTCCTGCTCGTCTTGCGTACTGTCAGCTTGCCCTCCTTAACGGCTGCGTTGAGCCTGCGGCGGGATGCGTGGACACCCATGTTAATTCTATCGGCGTACTCTTGGAGAGTAAACTCTCCAGCTTGACGCTTGTCGCTGCCTCCCGTGAGCAGGAGGGCTTGTTCTAATGCTTCTATCGAGTTCAGTTGTTTTGTTTTTGTTTTCATTGGTTTGTTTTGTTGGTGATGTTAATCCGACAGCGTTATATATGCTCCGACAAATATCACTGCGAAAAATAAAAAGGTTAAAAATGCTATTGTAGCCATTCGCCTACATTGGTTTGATGTTGCCGTGCGGCTACAGGATGCCCATCGGGGAGATCCAAGCATCACCCTCCTTGATTACATTCCAAGCCTGCCACGATCCAGTCTTCTCGTTGATGAGTCCGTACAGGAAGCCGTTGCGCCACGCTAGTTTAGCTGGGGTTCTATCGGCGTAGGATAGCTGGTCAATGTCGGCAAGGCACCCAACGCTGAATGCTGCCTGCCCGTCCACATGGCGACCGACATAGACATCGGGCTTGTG